TCAGCCCTTAAACACGTTATAGCCGAGTTGCTTAGCGACCGATGCCACCATTTTTTGACCGCGAACACTGTTGCCATCTTCGTCCAGCGGTGGTGAGAACGCGGCAATTCCCATCACTCCAGGGACGACCGCCAGAATACCGCCACCTACACCGCTTTTGCCCGGTAAACCAACACGATACGCCCAGTCACCGGAGCGACCATACAGCCCTTCCATCATCATTTCGGCCAGAATGTACGGCACGTTGTCGGCCTGAAGAACGCGTTTATGCGTCAACGGATTCACACCACCTGCCGCCAGCGTCGCGCCAAGCGTTGCCAGTTCAATAGTATTGAGGAGCGTGGAGCACTGACGGGTATACACGTCACAGGCTTCCATTGCATCACAATAGAGATATCCGGCGGAGTACAGCAGCCAGGCTATGGCCCGGTTATGGAAGTTGGTTGTTTGTTCCGACTGGTTGACTTCGTCAGAGAGCGCTACCTGCTCGCCAGCCAGTTGCTGTTGGATATGTAAAATTCGCTGCCAGCGTTGTTCAACATTTTCAGCGTTAATCAGGCTGGTGGTGGCAATAGCGCCAGCATTTACCAGTGGCGAAAGCGGTTTGCCGCCATGCAACTCTAAGGCGATAACTGAGTTAAAGGGCAATCCGGTCGGGTCAGCGCCAATTTTGTCCTGTACCGCCTGCGGGCCGACATCTTCTAACGCAAGGGCTAACGTACAGACTTTCGAGATGGATTCCAGTGCAAAGCGGTAATCACTGTCACCCGCACTATAGACGTTGCCATCGCAGGTCACGATAGCCACTGCCGCCAGTTGACCTGGTACATTCGCCAGAAAGGGAATGTAATCGGCATTTTGTCCGCCGTTAAGTGAGTGAAATTGGGTGTAAGCCTGATCCACTGCCTGCTGTAATTTGTTTGCATCTAACATCTTTTGTTAACTCCTTTTTATAGATGCGGGAGGTAATTCCTCACCCCGGTGCCGATTTTCAGGCATCCTGATTTAACTTAGCACCCGCAACTTAACTACAGGAAAACAAAGAGATAAATGTCTAATCCTGATGCAAATCGAGCCGATTTTTTAATCTTTACGGACTTTTACCCGCCTGGTTTATTAATTTCTTGACCTTCCCCTTGCTGGTTTTTTAAGTACTGCGTGACGCAACATTACGCCACGCATTTTCAATGAGTTAACGAATCAAACTAATTTAATTTTTCCTTTTTCTCTCAAAGTTTGGACACTCGAGTGGCATTCTCTGCAATGGATTATGCAGCACTGCGTCCTCCAGATATTCAGGCGAAAAATGCGCATAAGTCATCGTCTGCGATATATCTGCATGACCGAGTATTCTTTGCAGCGAAACAATATTCCCGCCGTTCATCATGAAATGAGTAGCAAAGGTGTGCCTAAGGACGTGAACAGCTTGCCCGTCTGGCAGGTTAGGCTTAGCCTCCTTGAGCTTTAAACGGAACCACTTATAACTCACGCGGAACAGTCGCCCCTCATTGCGATTTTTCACCAACCGGACAACATCGTCAGAAACGGGAACCACGCGACGCTTGCCATTCTTCGTGAAGTTGAAAACAACCTTGTTACCGACAATATGTTCAGCCATCAATTGGTAAGCCTCATTCCACCGCGCCCCTGTGGAAAGCAACAAAACAGCCATGCGGTAGTAATCTATTTTGTCTCCACAGATAGAGAGAAATCTCTCTATTTCCTCAGTTGTCAAATAAGACATTTCGGGCGCTTTTTCTTTTAAGCGAGGAAGTGCTAACACCGGATTACCGCCGTGATATTCCCCAATCTCAGTCATTGCTTTCAGTACAGCACTAAGAGCAAAGAGATCGTGGTTGATTGTTGATGCCTTGATACCACTGTCAAGACGGCGCGATCTGTAATCAGCAATCATACGTTCATCAATCTCACACATCATTGGGTCACCCATATCAAGGCAAATACACCGAAGATTACTCAACCTGCGGTTCGCATAATCCTTATGGCGACCAATCAGCCTCCACCAGATAGCAATAAAATCGCTAAGATGACGCTTATCAATCAGATTGCCAAAACAATCAGGTGAAGGACTGCTCGCAAGAATTTCGCGCTCAAATGCTAGGGCCTGACTTCTTTTTTCAAATTTGCGACGGACGCGCTTCCCTTTGCCTCCGTTCAGCCTCATGTCCACGATGTAGCGACCATCTTCGAGCTTCTTAATTGACATAAGAAGACCCTCCAACGGTCATATCTCCATCCTGAAAACAAATGGAGAAAATGTAATGTTTATAAAGTGTTAACCAGTTAGTTTCCCGGATGGGGTAGACGTTGTTTCGCTCGGCCCACAGTGTGCGAGAGCTGGGGCTATTTGCCCGCGAGCAGGATCAATACGGTCATACATAAACCAGTCCTGATACTTGTTAAAACGAGGATGCCCAAAAATCTTGATTGCAGCCTCTAAAGTCATTTTTGATTTGTCCCGCTCATATCCGTGATAGGTCGTGTAATTCAGCCCAACTAAATCAACAAGTTGTTGTTTTGTTAGTCTTTCAGAATCACGTATAAGAGCTAACTTCTCGCCTTGTGAAATTGACATATTTACGAGATCTCCATATAGTTACCTAAAAACCATACGCCACCGCATAATGCGAAATGGCGGCATATGCCAGATGCTGACTTAACAAGCCTCAACAAACGGCAACAGAGGAGTGTACCAAAAATGACAGAACGACGAGATCTCCAACAAATCACGACTCATCAACATTGTCGTCAGTATCCGCTAGACGGGTATCTGGCTATGAATATTTGCAAGATGACGGCCCGGCAAATAAGCCGCATTCGAGACATGAGTTTGAGTGAGTTGCGCAAGCAAGAGTATGTATCCAGGGAAGAGTTTGCCTATATCACTGGGCGCACTTTCAAAGCGACAGGAAACTACCTGGACCGCAATGAAGATCTTGTCTACAGGGAGTATGCAACACCTAACGCCGCATACCCGCCCAGACAGCCGAATCACGCAGCTCTGGCAGCGCCTGAGCCGTAATCACGGCGTAAGCAGCACAGAGATCCGCCATAACCCGGTCGCCAGCTATCTGGAACAACTGGGGGCATCAGACCCCGAAGCCGCCGCACGTCTGGCATCCACACTTCAGCAGGACCAGAACACCATGAAAACCCCCGTTACCGTGCTTTCTGACATGCTGCGCGCCATCCGTGACGCAGAGCACGCACAGAGAATCAGTGAAACCACTGAACGCGCCCACCGCAAAGCAGACCTGCTGCGGGGTAGCCTGACCAGTGGAAACAAAAAACAGACAGAAACGGGACTCACAAATCCCGTAAATGAGCAAAAAACGCGCCGCGATATATGAAGCGCGCACAAAACAGGCAAAAGCGGGATTTAAAAATCCTGTAACCGATTAATTAATCAACATAAGGAAAAGCGACATGAAAATTTGTATCGACGACGGCTCCACCAACATCAAGCTGGCATGGACTGAGAACGGCAAACGCCGCAACGCCATCAGCCCGAACAGCTTCAAGTCGGAATGGTCTGCGCCGTTCGGTGGCACGCAGCCCGCGAACTACATGCTTGATGGCGTGCGCTATGGTTTTGATCCGGTCAGCGATCGCTTTGTCCAGACGACCGACACGCAATACCAGTACAGCGATGTGAATGTAATTGCCATTCATCACGCGCTGGTCAAATCAGGCATCACACCACAGGAGGTGGATGTGGTTGTCACCCTGCCACTGAGCGAGTATTTCGATACAAACGCACAGCCGGACATGGCCAACATCAACCGCAAAAAAGCGAACGTCATGCGCCCGGTGGAGTACCAGAACGGCGAAGCATTCACTATCCGTAACGTACGGGTTATGCCTGAATCCATTCCGGCTGGCTTTAAGGCACTGGCTGACATGAGTCCGTTTGAATCCCTGCTGATTGTGGATTTGGGCGGAACCACGCTGGATGTGGCAAAGGTTCAGGGGCAACTGGCAGGTATTAGCCAAGTGTTTTGCGATCCACACGTAGGCGTTTCTCTGATGGCCGATGCCGTACTGTCGGTGATGGCCACTAACGGTATGCGCACCAGTCACCACATCGCCAATACCATTATCGAACATCGCCATGATGAAGCCTGGCTGCGCCAGCACATCCACAATGACGCGCATTACAACAGCCTGATGGCGGTTATTCGTGAAAAGGAAGAAACACTGAAACAACGCGTGATCCGCGCGCTGGCGGTTTTTTCGGGTTACGGGCGGGTGATGGTTGTCGGTGGCGGGGCGGAGATTGTGGCACCCGCTATCCGCGAAGCCTGCGGAGTTAATGCGACTTTCATCGCGGACGGGGTGCCACAGTTTGCTCTGGTTAATGGGCTGTACGCAATGAACAAGGAGTAAACCAATGACGACACCAACCAGACGGATAAGTTTCTATCTGAAGCCCGCCGCCGTCAAGAGTGAACAGGAGGCGTGCAATTACCTCGATAGCCTGCCAGCCTCCGAACGCAGCCGCGCGCAACGCGCGGCCTTTCTGGCTGGGCTAGCACTCATAAAGCGCAACCCAGCATTTGCCTACTGGATGGCCGAATGGCCAGAGGACAACCTCCCCTTCAATACCGTTAGCATCAAGGAAACATACCAGGCTAATCAGCCTAGCGGAGTTGAATGCAATTTTTATAAAATAAAAAAGAATATTCAGACCTTATTCCCAGAATAATCTGATAATTGTATGTGAACTAATAAAATACATACCAACACATCATTCTGGCACCCTTGCTAACAGGGTGCCAATGTTTCAAATCATGATGAAATTGCCGAAGTTTTTTTATCGTGCTGAAGTACCGCAAATGCCATTAAAACCTCAAGAGAATAGCGACGATAATACTTAACAAAACCATAATAAAATACTCGGGATGCAGCAATACAAAACAAGAGAAGAAAACAAAAAGGTAACAGCCTGATATTTATATCTATTAAAAAGGATAGAAGGAACAGGAACATAAGCAACCAGACTGAAGCGAGAAAAACAAATGTAATGTTTCTACAAAAACCATACAAAGCAACATAGTTTTGCATTTTCACCTGATGATTTTTAGAATGTTCATACACATAATGATAAGCAAGGCGAAAAAGATCGCCCCTCAAGCCCTTACGTCGATATAGCGTAGATACAGAAAAAACATTTATATAACCATCTCGTATTTGCGGCCAAAAGACTTTAATAAGTATAGAATGCAGTGTGGTTTTATGATGTTCTGCTTTATCAAAAGCTGATACAGGAAGTAAAAAAACTCCACGGATAAAATTAACTATACTGAACTTAGTATTATGTCGTTTTATTTTCAGGGAGCTTCTTTTAGAAAACAGATAAATTGAAGGATACCCAAGTTTACTGTTCATATATTTTTCAATTAAACAGGATGATAGAATAGATATGAAGTGACCTGAAATATATGATAGAACGATTAATACCACATATATAAATACAGTTATTATTTCTTTATATTTCAGGATATGGTTAAGAATACCTTCTATATAAACAGGGTTAATTTCAATAGAAAACAAAAAAAGGATAAACAGGAATAACCCACCTGGAATTAGATAGCCCAAAAAGTCATAAAATGAAAACGGATTCTGTGTCACACTTCCCCCTGTGTTACTTGTAAATTAAAGGGTAAAACATTATTTGTTTTTCCGTAAAGGATTAGCTTTCCATCTTCTTACTAACCATTCGAATTCTTGATATGTAGTATCCGAATTAATGCTTTCTCTGATTGCTTTAATTAATGGCTCGGCAATATCATATGTCTCTACAACTGTTGTGTAAGATGTTCTTTTTATCATTTTTTCATCATAAATACCTTCACGAATACTTACAGCAACTCGCTCGTAAAAATTTAAAATATATTGAAATTTTCGACGCTCGGCCATTTCTTCATCTGTTATTGTGCAACCATCACAAGGAAAAACATAAGAACGAAATGATTTGCCTGAACGATGCACTTGTTTCAGGGTATGCAATGACTCTATATATTGCATATCTTGCCGACTCTCAAAAAGAAAGTTGGCCGTTTGAGTTTTTTTTGCGGTACGCACATTGTAGATAATGGTTCCAATGGCAACCAAAACGCCAAGCAGAACAATAGCATTGCTGATGATTTGTAGTGTTATTGGGTTCATCCTATTTCATCCATAAAAAAGGCGGGGAGCAAATCCCATAAGCGCTAACTTAAGGGTTGAACCATCTGAAGAATGCGACGCCTCGGTGCCTCGTTAAGACGATGCCTCGCGTTCTTCAATTGCGTTTTGTAGGCTGTCAGGGATACTGTCCCACGAATGGCCACCTGTAAGCTCCAGATGACCATTTTTGTTATTCTCCACAACGAGTTAGTTCTTCTTTTCGGATCCGGCACTTCTGGGGGGGAAATCCAGCGATGGCTGGATTATGTCGTCAATTAAAAATGCGGCGAGTAGATTAGCAAATATCCACGCTTTCGCGAGTTCAGGTTCCTTTGCACGCAAAGCATCCAGGTGCAGCAAACTTTTGAGCCGCTTAAAAGCCAGTTCAATTTGCCATCGCAGACGGTAACAATCAGCCACTTGCTCTGCTGAATATTCATCTTCCGGTAATGATGTTAGCAATAGCACATGGCCCGCTGCTTCCAGCGTTTCCGCCTGAACTACTCGTCCTTTTCGACGATTCTCGCTGAGCAGTCGGGTTTTACTGATTAATGCTTTTTCGGGAGGAAGTGATACGGCAATGAGACGTGCCGGAAAGGGAGCTCCGGCTTTTTTATTACCTGAATTGCCTATCATTACAGTGGTTTCACCGTTCTTACCGCAATCCAGCCCGCGCAGAAAACCCATCATGTCAAAGCGCATTCCTTCTGCAGTTAACCAGCGCAATCCTCGCCAGTGAACCCGGACGATATAATCAGCTTCTCCAAAAGCAAGTGAGCGGATACATTCGGGACGCGAACCGAATCCCCGGTCAGCAATGCGTATCTCGTCTGCCGTTTGCGCAAATCGGTCCAGCCGTTCAGCGTCTCTGCTGTCGGTTAGCTCAAAATCAGTGAACTGACAGGTATGAGGATCATATCCCATATGTAGTCGCCATTCAGCGCTGCCGCCCCCGGGCGCACTGATTGCTGTTCCATCGACAAGACGCAATCTCTTTCCGCTTGTACAACCCGTAACTGCGGCGCGTACAGCAAGTGTTTGTGCGGCAAGTATGCCAAACCAGTCGGCGGCATTCCGCAGCCGCTTCAGGAGAGCCACGTCAGATAATGTTGCAACGTCATGGAGCTGAGCCCATGCAGTGACTTCACGTAATGACATCCCCCCGGGGCCGTAAGCCAGCCCCAGACGTAGCAGAGTTGCAGCATCACGAATTTCGCGGCGGCGGGTTAGAGCCCCGGCATTACGTGCCGAAGTATCCAGTTCTTCGGGCTTACCAATATGGGCCAGAATTGCTGACCAGTTATCGTGAGAGTAATTCATCGGCACGTTAAATCATATCAGGCGTAATACCACAACCCTTAAGTTAGCGCTTATGGGAGCAAATCCCCGCCTCATTAGAGGTCAACGTAGCTTAGAAACCATCAAATTCATCATGCATTTTTTTCATATCAACCCCCTCATAGAAATCATAACCACGTTTTGTGGTTTTTGTGATGCATAAACTACATCAAAGGCAAGCTACGGTCAAATATATGGGCATGCTTACCTGCACAAAAGTGCACAAATTTGCACAATTTTTTTGAACGACTTTTTACCCTTCCGGCCCGCGTGGCAGCTGGATCCGTCAGGGATCCGTGCATGCACAAAAAAACGCGTTTTTGTTGCGCGCAGGTGCCGGGGGAACAGCCCGCAATTTGGGGTCTGAAAGCATCCTCAGAAATCGCCAGAAATGCTGCTGATTGTGCCCCTGACGCGATGTTTTATTGGTTGTGTGGTGAAGTATGGGCTGATGCATCACATGCCTGTGATGCACTTTGATGCGACGTGTGCTGACAGGTTATTCAACCTGGTAGATCCCTGAGATGCCTGGTGCGTGACACACCGGAGCTGGTGAGTCGGGGCATAAATTTTTATGCCCCGGAGAAGCAGCAGACAAGCGGAGCGCGTCAGGATATGGGCGGGGTATCCAGCAGTGCGTAAGGGTTAAAACGGATCACCTCTTCGCCCAGCCAGTCATTAACGTGCTTCATCGCCTCCATCACCGGCATCAGTTCGTTGATCGCAAACACTCTGGCCGCCTTCTCCACATCACCAAAAGAACCCTGCCCGCTGGGCATTGCGCCCATCAGTTGTGGTGGTACACGGTGAGCGGCCAGCACATCATCACGGGAGGCCGCCTTGACGTTCATGAACTCATCCCGGGCGGTGATCTGCTGGAATGGCAGGATTTGCACACCGTCCTTCCCGCCGTTCGGTGCCTGGAGTAGCAGGTTCTTGAATGCCCCACCGCCTCTTGCGCCCTGCAACGCTCTTTCGAGAGCCTGCATACTTTCGCGATCAACCTGTGCTGCCCCCACGTAAATGATGCAGCCTGCATGTGAACCGTTGTCATAGTAGAGTTTGCGGAAGCGATCTGCCGAGTGCGACAGACTGGCAGACAACAGGCCACCGAGATATTCCGGCATTCCGTACATCTCCTGGTTGATGTCGGGGTTCAGCACATGGCAGACGCGCCCCTGACGGAACTCGTGGTCCTGCTCCCCCGTCTGCACAAACCAGTACACATCCGGCTCAACACCACGACGGACGTATTTTGCCAGCGCGTGCCGTAGTTCCAGTTTTCCGCCCAGCCTGTTGGTGCGCAGTTCAAGAAACGCATTCCCGAAGACAAACCAGTCCAGCGCAAAGGCGGAGAACGCCTGCCGGGAGAGCAGCCGGTGCGGAATGAAGCAGCCCAGTATGGCATTCCGCTTGAAGTACAGCGCCGACTGGTGCCACGAGGTCTGCCGGGATGCCCGCGCCAGTCCGTACCAGTCAACGGGCGTTTCGTAGTATCTGCCGTTACTCAGGCAGTATGCGTTATCCAGCAGGTCGAGTGCGTGCGCATCGTAAGGGCCGTCGAACGAGAAGGCGCTTAACGACGGCTGGCGGCGCAGTGCCTCTGCCAGCGCCACGCCGTCATCGCGGCGCGAATATTTTCGTTTTTGTTTTTTCATCAGAACTCAATCACCCGCATTCCTGTTGCACCGTCCTCATCGCCCAGCGGCTCGTTAATGACGGCAAGCATGGTTGCCCACGCGAGGTCGCCGTGGTTTACGCCGCGTGTGCGGTCTGTTTCATACGTTATTGCCCCGCCCGCCGTTTTTGCCTTGCGCACAGCGTTGAATGCCCTGACCAGCTCACGTTCGCCCCGGTCATACTCCCAGCGCCCCGCACGAATAATCTGCAGCATCTTCAGCACAAGCGCGCGTTTGGATGCCAGCGTGAACGTGTACGGCACGGCGGCAGGCCAGAACCGCCGCACTATCTGGTACACTGCCTCACCGTTACCGCCGGTCACGTCGATACCAATGTGCTGGACGTTGTATTTGTGCGTGAACTGCTCAATCACACGGGCCTGCTCTTCAAATTCCAGCCCCTGCACCTGCAACGTCTCCACCGTGCGGAATTTGCCGCCCCTGACGGCAGGCGGTACAACAACAGACAGCGCCCCGCTGACGTAGCAGGAAACAGGGGGATTTGCCCCTGTTTTTTTGTTCAGAATGCAGCCTTCACCATTCATCTCTAATCGTATTCAGTAATTCGCCCGCAGAAACAAACTAAAATTCATCCCCCGCATCACGCCACTGAAAGCAGACGGTAAACTCCAGATTTTCAAACCAGCGTCAGAAGTATTTAAATGGCACCAGATGTAATATGCAGGCGATTAATATGGTGTGCTTAAAGATCATAAAAGCGGGCAACATTAAAACTCCGGGCTGTGTAAATTACCGCCACTCATAATCAGAGATGAAAACAGAATTAAACTGGCGGAGTGGATTGTATACATAAAATAAGTTCAGTTGTTGACTTTCACTTCCGTGAATTGATGAAGGTTATTACAATACATCGGTATGATCTCTCCTCCTTAAAAGGGAGGACTTTTCAGAACGCAGAAATTATTTATAATCCCGTAGTGTTCTATACATGCAAACATTCTTTTCCCGCCCCGTGCGGGCTTTTTTTTGCCGCAAAGATACAGTAACAAACAAAATTGTAATCATGGCAATCAAAACACGAGAAACATTTTCAGCAATTGCAATAACAAATTAAAATATTGCAATTGACAATCCCCGCTTAATATAATCCCTTCCGGAACATAGAACATTAAATCTTCACACAATGCATGTTGCCCTCTTTATGAGGGCTTTTTTTATTTCCAGAATATCACCATTGCCATCATCGGGCGATTTATATATAGTCAGAATGTATTGACAACATTTTGCTTCTTTTCCATGAAGGCCATAAGGGAGTGCTTTTTACACTCCCTCTTTTTTTATTCAGAATGCAGCCACAGGCATTTTGTCTTTAAGCGCGTTCAGCAGTTCGCCCGCAGAAGCAGACTGAAACCGCTCTCTCATATCCTCATCACACCGCTGAAAGCTGATGGAAAACTCAATCTTTTTTGCCTTTCCGTAACGATCCAGCTCGGAGCGGGTGGTCTGTAATCCTGTAATCACGTACATTCCGTAAATCTGCCCCGTGCCATCAATCAGCGGCCAGGGACATCCGGTGTAGGCCTGGGTGTTCAGCAGTGTCAGTGACACCTCACCACCGGTAATTTCCGGGTACAACAGACCGGACAGCGTGATCTGATCGTCACCTGCGCCAATATACTGCCAGGCCGCAGAGCGGTTAATGCGCTCATTTTTCACATGTCGCCATGTTTTGCTCTGCTGGATCTGCTGATGCGGAAGCGTTTTCAGCTCAAACACAAACATGCCAAAAATCATCATCATAATTGCGTCTCCTTTAGTCCCTGTCGCGGAAGCTGTTCATGCCTGTACGCGCCTGTCTGCGCATCTCTTCGCGGACGGCCTCACCAACCAGTTTTGCCAGTTCGCGCGGATTCTGTGTGTTGACGTTGTGCAGATGTACATGTATCTCACCGGAAAACGCAGCAGCCTGTGGTTGTGGCGTAGCTTCCCTTCTGGCCGCTTCCGGTCGCAACGGGGGCCGGATAGCCTCCGCGACGGGAGCGGAAGCCATCACCGCCCCCGTCATACCTTCAGCCACGTTACGCGGCTGCGGCAGTGCGGAGACCTGGCGGGCCACGTTCACAACGGGAGCGGGGGCACTCACCGCAGGGGTGGGCAGTACACCTGTCAGTCTCTGCCAGAGCATTGTCAGTGCATCCGTCAGCCCTACGCCCGCCGATACCGCCTGCACCGTCCGGACAACCTGCGGTGCTTTCCACTCGCCGTGAATGATTTCGGGTCCGGGCAGATTTTTGAAAACAATATCGCCGGGACCGACGCGCCTGCGTGTTTCCTCAAGAAGCCCGCCTGTATTGCTGGCGGTTTTCTGTATCCCCTGCCGGAACCATGCCTCATCCAGCGGGGATTTGCTGCCGGGTTTGCCGACCGGATTGTCCGCCGTTCCCCTCACCTCTCCGGGAACAGCAGGGGCAGGTTTATTGTCACCGTTGTTTTCCGCTGCATCTGATGACCACGACCATGTTTTCTGCACCATTTTTTTCTGTGCAGGATCCCACTCCCACGCAACCGGCGCTTTTTGTGTGGACTGTTTTGCGGCGCTCTCCTGGAGTTTTTGCGTCTCCTTCTGTGCCTCTTTGATGCCGTCCGGGATGACACCCAGCCACTTCAGCACGGTACCGAGGCCATCAAGGAGCAGCGTCATCGGCCCCAGCACAATGTTCTGAATGACCCACCCCAGCGTTTTCCCGAACGACTCCCCTGCACTGGTGCATTTGTCGAGCGTCTCTTTTGAGGCGTTTGCAGGTTCAAGCAGGCGGGTGAACCACTCCCACACGGCTTTGATGCCGTCACCAATCAGCCCGAACACCGGAGCCAGCGATGCAAAGGCTTCCCGCAGCGGTTGCAGCGCCTCCCACACTCCGGCAAAAAAGCCGGAAAAAAACGCGCTGATCGGATCCCAGTATTTCCACACCAGAACCGCGCCGCCCACCAGGGCGGCAACAATCAGCCCGACCGGACTGAACAGCGCCCCCAGTGCGCCACCCAGAACCGACACCGCCCCCGTGACCAGCCCCCACAGCGCAGGCAGCCCCGTCAGGCGCAGTGCCATCGCAGACACAAGCCGGACAGCACCACCAATGCCACCGCCCCCCGTCAGCAGCCCCAGTCCCAGTTGCAGTTTTGCCAGCGGCCCCGCAATCAGCCCGAGCGTCAGTGACAGCGCACCGAACGTGGAAGACAGCGCCAGAACACTCCCGCCGGTCAGCACCAGGACTCTGACCAGCGCCTGATGCTCTCCGGCCCATTCGCGCATCCGGGTCACCCACGCGCTCACCGTCTGAACCAGCCCGCGCAAATCCTCGGTCACAGTACCGAAGATGTCCGTGCGTAGCCCTGAGAACGCACCACTCAGCGCCTGAATATCGCCGGAAAGATTACCGCGCAGCGTCTGCCCCATGCGGTCTGCCACGCCGCTGACATCACCCAGGTTGTCACGGACATCGGCCAGCGCCTTTAAGAACTGCGGGATCTGGTCAACGGAGAGGTCTTCAACGGGTGTGCCGAACAGCGCAATGGCCGTGTTCGCCCGCTCTGCCGGGTCACGGATGGCCAGCAGTGCACGGGCGGTCACCTGCATCGCCTGACGAGCGGTGCTGCCTCCCTGTGCAATGGCAGCAGACACCCGCTCAGCATTCAGGCCGAGAGTCTCATACGCTGAGACACTGGATTTCGACATATCCGAACCCCGGATGCTGAACTCCTTCACGGCATCGCCGGTTTTGTCCAGCGCAAACTTGCCCTGCTTTGCCATCTCAACCAGCAGACTCATTGTCTCGCTGCCGGTGAAGCCCATGTTGCGGAAGTGGGTGGAATACTCGTGCAGAATTTCCGGCAGTTCATCGCGCATTTCAGCGGACATACGCTGCATCCCTGCCGTCATCAGGTTAGTAGCCTCGTCACTGCTGGCAGCCAGCCCGTTCTTCATCATGATGGCAGCGGCCTGAATGCTCTGCGGCACATCAACACCAAAGACGGTCCGCATATCCAGCGCACGACGGCTGATGCGCTCCAGTTCCCGGTCGCCGGTGTCGCCCAGTGCACCGAGCGTACTGCGTACCGCACTCACAGCCTCCGCAGCACCGGCAAAATCAGCGAGACCGTCAGCCTGTATGTTACGAATAATGTGGGTGTAACGTGCGCCATCCTGTGCGCCTTCCCCCGAACCGGCTGCGATGACCGCACCGTGCTGTTCGGACTCCATCGCCGGAGCCATCATACGCTGCGCCGCATACAGGCCGCCTGTACCCGCCGCCATCGCCACAGCCCCTGTGTTGCGCAGTTTTTCCGCCTGTGCCTTCGCGGCCTCATAGCGGCTCTGTGCCTGCGTCACGCGAGCCAGAGCCTGCCGTTCACGCTCGAGCTGCTCGTTGTACTGCTGTGTACGGCGAACGGCACTTTCAATGGTGCGGCTGCTGCCGGAAAGCAGAATGCCGTGTTTGCGCATTTCCCCTGCCGCCGCCTGAAGTTTTTCGCGTTCGCGCGTGCGCAGCTCGTTCAGGCGCTCAAGCCGCGCGGAGAGTGCCGCCAGCGTTTCACGCTGCTTTTCGGAGAGGATGTTACCGTTCTGCTCTGCCTTTCGCAGCCCGGCGAGCCTCTGCTCCGCGCGGGCAATCTGTTCGCGGTATTTACTGAGATTTCCGGCGGCACGTTCGAACACCTTCGACTGCCTGTCGAGCGTCTGTATGTTGTCCTGCGTCTTCTGAAGGGATTCAGTGAGAGCGCCCACCTGACGGCGGGCGTTTTCGGTCGGGCGTGTCAGCCGGTCAATTGCGCCAAAGCTGACACGAATATCAAGGGATTTCACTGTTGCGGACTCCGCTACGTTGCGCCGCCCGCTCACGCCAGCTCATCACCTCGACGAGAGGCATTGAGAATATCCCGCCGGGCGACCAGTTAAACACGACTGCTATATCGGCGACCAGTTCTTCAACGTTGTCGAACTTCGCCAGCGTGATTACGCTTCCATCACCGCCACGGACGGTTTCGCAGACTCCGTGGGAGCCAAAAAATTCGCCACCAGAGTTGCCAGCGCCACGAAATCACCGGTGGACAGTGACTGAATTTCTGCCAGCTTCAGGCGTGGTGCGGTCACGCGCGAAAGCAGCGTCATCATCGGGTCCGTTTTGAGGTTCAGCACCTCAATCAGAGACAGCCCGCGCAACGAGCCTGCCTGGCGGATTTCCTCGCCAATCTCCACATAGTCAATAACGCGTTCGCCACGCACCACCGGGCAGGATAACTGCACACCCGTTTTTTCCTCTGCGGCTTCTGCGTTATCCACGGTGTTTTCCTCTGCCACATCGATGTTTTCAGTGGTGGTGTCACCTGCGACGATTTCGCTGTTCATGATGTCATCTTTCTTTGCTGCCATTTTTCTTTCTCCTGTGGCGGCACAATGTGCCGCCCTGTTAATGCTGTCAGTTCAGACCGAGCGCCGAACTCACGCGGTCACCAAAGACGTTCTGGCCGTCTTTTTTGTAGATGAAGTTCAGCAGGTCGATTTCTGTCACATCGCTGTCATCCACCGACTCCTTGTAGTAGGTGTTTTTGACGGCGAAGGTGTACTGTGTGGTGTCGCCCTGTTTGGTTTCGCCACGGTCGATTTCCGTGATGCGTCCGCGCATCTCCACCTCAAGGATCTGACTTTCCTCACCATCGGTGAACAGCTCACCCACAAAGCGCAGCGCCACTTCGTTAATGTCAGTGGCGTATTCCTGGAGCAACTCTTTTTCAACACCGCCGGTGGTGAATGAGGCATCCAGTGCGCCGTCATCCAGTCCGAGGTCAATATACACCGCACCCAGCATCCCGCCACCGCGATAGGCTTCGGTTTTTCGGGTCAGTTTAGGCAGAGTGACGCCTGTCACCGTGCCGATTTTGTTTTTGCCGTTCACAAACAGCGTGAACTGGCGAACGTAACGTGGTACAGCCATTTACGCACCTCCCAGCGTTGCAAAAGCGGAGTCGAAATACTCATCCGTGAAGGTCTGGTACAGCGTCAGGTCTTCCATCGGCGGCACTGATGTGTACTTGTAGCGGATACGCACGCGCCCCTGACGTAAATCCGTCGTGCCGTTGTCCAGCACGTCATACCAGCACTCCGCACCGATAAGTTTTCCGGCGGTGACCAGGGCATTGAGTTTTGCGCGGATGGCGCTAATCACGTCCTTCACGTTCGCCGGGGTCAGCGGTTCGTCAATGGTTTCGAACTGCGCCTCAGCGATGGTATCTGCCAGAATCTGCGCTGTGCGCGTGTACACCTCAAAGATGTAGTCGCTGGTTTCGGCAGTACGGTTCCCCCAGAAGCGGAAGCCGTTACGGCGAATAATCGTGGTGATTTCCTTGTTGTTCAGGTTGTTCGCATCACTGTCTTCAGCCTGCAACGACCAGAACACCTGCTGCGACATACCGAGCACATTTTTCAGCGCCACGTTGGACAGTGACTTGTGCCAGCCCTGCTCACTGTCAATCCGCGCACGCAACCCGCACGCATACGCCGCAGCCGGAAATGTTTCGTTATTTCCGCTCACCGGGTTGTAGGCAATGAAGTCAGGCCACAGCAGCATCAGCTCACGCGCGGAGAACTTAGCGCGGTAAGTGATTGCCTCCGCCATCGTGCCACAGCCGTTACATCCGGCGTACACAAAGGCGCGGAGCTTGTCCGCAATGACGCACAGGGCAGATGTGACAGCTTCGGTATCAAGGCCGGGAGCCGCCAGAATACGCGGGCGGTAACCAATGCTCTCGTCCTGTTCGGCAACCAGCAGCGCATACATACCCGTATAGCTGCCGTCAGCCTGCGAACCACCGATGACAAGCTGGTCCTGTGTCTCACCTTCCTCTCCGGCTTCTGCCACACGCACCACGATAACCTTCGGGCTGGTCTGGTCGGAAATCGCCTTGAGCGTTTTGTACAGCGTGCCTGTTGTGCCTGCCTTACCCAGCACATTCGCCACGCGGGTGATCAATACGGGCCTGTTTAACGGGAACGCGTCGCTGTCTGCATCGTCCGCCGTGGCCACGATACCGATGACACTGGAATCAATGTCATTAATCGCGGTCACGAGGTCGGTGTTTTCTTTGACGCGTGCGCCGTGAAAGCGTGTTTCACTCATGAGCACCTCCTGGTGTTTTTTCTGTGGCACTATCCTCCCGAAAAACACCCCGACACTCACGCGCCGCCCCTTCTCGCCGCTCTCCTACAACATGCGCGGCTCGCGGTGTATTTCGCGTGTGTGGAATGATTTGCAGGACGAAGACACTGACGGAGAAAGCGGGATGAACCTTTCAGGCATTAACGGATACCTCGCGGGGCTGGCAGAGTGCGTGAAGATACCGGATTTTTCCGTCACAACTGACAACGCGGAAACCGGAAAAAAAGAGGAAAACGAGGCGCTGACCCGACGGGTCATCTCGCTGGCAATGACCGACAACCGGGGATTTGAAGCAGACCAGTTAACCCTCACGATTGACGACTGCGACGGCAGCGTGCGTCTCCCGAAGCGCGGGCAGAAGCTGGGGCTGGCGCTGGGCTGGAAAGGTGAGGCGCTGACGGACAAGGGAGCCTTCATCGTTGACGAGGTGACACACGAGGGACCGCCGGACAGACTCACCATTACGGCCAGCAGCGCAGACTTCCGCCAGGAGTTCAACGTGAAGCGTGAAGTGTCCTGGCATGACGTGACGGTGGGGCAGGTTGTTTCTGCCATCGCGTACCGTTACGGGCTGAAAGCGCAAATCAGCGCCTCACTGGCAGGGGTGGAAATCGACCACGCCGACCAGACGGAGGAAAGCGACATCTCGTTCCTCACGCGTATGGCAGACATGCTGGGAGCAATCGCCACCATCAAGAACGGCGCACTGCTTTTCATCGTGCCCGGACAGGGGGTGAGCGCCAGCGGAAAGCCGCTGCCCTCATTCGCCATCACCCGCAGCAGCGGTGACAGCCATCACTTCCGCATTGCAGACCGGCAGGCGTACACGGGGGTACGCGCTTACTGGCTGGACCTGGACTTTGGCAAAAAGAAAAAAGTCAGCGTGAAGAAACGTGGTTCCACCCAAAAAGCAAAAAAGGAGAAAAGCAGCAGCCGCGAGGGGGATTACATGGAGGGCGCAGACGGCAATGTGTACGTCATGCGCCAAACCTTCAAAAACGAGGAGGCCGCACGCCGTGCGGCGGCGGCAAAGTGGCAGCAGCTACAGCGCGGTGCGGCTGAGTTCTCCATCACACTGGCACGCGGTCGCCCCGACCTGTACCCCGAAATGCGCGGCACGGTATCCGGTTTCAAGAGCGACATCGACGCGGAAGACTGGGTGCTGGCGAAGGTGGAGCACAACATCGACGACAGCGGCTTCACCACGCGGCTTGAGCTGGAATTAAAAATTCCTGAATGGATAGCACAACAGGAATAACCGGAATAAAATCACGACGATTCACCTTCACGAAAAAGGAGGTCTTCGTCGTGTCTTTTCCGTGTCCTTTTTGTGGTGCGAGCACACGCACCCGCACCAGTCGCGCAGCGAACGATACCGGAACTGTCCGCTGGAAACTCTGCCAGTGCAACAACCCGGAATGCAGTCTCTCCTTCTCGACGCTGGAGAGTTTCGACAAAATCACTGTTAAACGTTATGGCTGCACTTCACAGGATATTCCGTGGCAAAGCCTGCCTGCGTCTCACCGGGGTGATACGCAGTTGTCACTGCCGTTTCCGGTAATGTGAGCACATGCCTGTTTTTGTTTTTGTTTCTGTATTATTTTGATTCTGGAGTTTTATTTTTGACCGGATTTCAACAACGCATCGTGACCGAAAACACCCGCCTGTACTGTGGCGACGCACTGGCAGTATTACCGCATATTGAGCCGGACAGTGTGGACGCACTCATCACCGACCCGCCCTACAGTTCCGGCGCGACACACAAAGCCGGACGCAGCCTTCAGGGCAGCCACGCAAAATATCTGAACAGTGAGAGCCTTCACCGCTTTGAGGGCTTCGCAGGTGAAAACATGGATGCCCGTTCATGGGCATACTGGATGCAGTTGTGGATGATGCAGGCGTACCGCGCCGTCAGGCCGGGAGGGTATGCTCTGGTCTTTTCCGACTGGCGACAATTACCCGCCCTGACCGATGCTTTTCAGGCAAGTGGCTTTACATGGCGCGGCATTGTTGTCTGAAACAAAGGAAGAGCGGCGCGAACGCCTCATGTGGGGTATTTCCGGCATCAGTGCGAATTTATGGTATGGGGCAGCAAAGGCCATCTGGATAAATCCCCGAACGGCCCGTTTGACGGCTGTATGTCGTTTCCGGTCAGGCCGCAAAAGAAACTGCATCCGACCGGAAAACCGGAAGCGCTGATGGCAGAGTTGATCAGGACAGCAGGCGACGGCGGCACAGTCCTTGACCCGTTCATGGGATCGGGAACCACAGGCGTTGCCGCACTGAAAGCGGGCTGCAAATTCATCGGCATCGAGACAAGCCCGCACTACTTCAGTGTGACTGTTGAGCGACTGCGGCAGGCGCAGTTGATCCCCGCAGCAGCATAA